CAAGCGTGACCAACTCGCCAATGGCTTGAGGCCTGATGTCATCTATGAAGCCCCGACCGTCTATATATAGCCGATAATAGTCATCCAGCGTAACGGGGTCTTGGTGGTCGAAGGCGATGATTACACCGGGATAAAAAAAGTATGTTCCCGCGTCAGATAGCATTGGGGTGCCAGAAGCTGAAATAAACCAACTGACAGGGTCTCCAGATGCTTGTAAGACATACTCCCGATTATCCGAATGAGCGTAAGGCGAGATAATTGGTGAAACGCTACTATTAGCGCCAACAGCGATAAACAGTTTGGCCCACGTTAAAGCATCCTCGGCCATTAGATTCGGGCCCAGTAATATTTGTAGTAAATACCGTACGAAATGCGACTGCCCCAGAGCGACCCAGTTACGAGCTGATGGACTTTCCCTGTACCGCTATCAATCTTAGCGATGGCCACCGAGGCTGAGGTACTTGAGTCTACGGAAGGCGTGCTATCTACCTCAATGGTCAAGGCATCTGGATCAGGAAAGATGCCGGGTGTTCCCGCGCCCACGTATGTCTGAATGAAGATGTAATTATCGTGGCTGATGTCTACCTCAACATCGTCAGTCATATTAGTCGGGATTGAGTTATTTACTGCACCTGTATCTACGGTGTATTTAACGGGGCCTGAAAGTGGGATTGATCCCTTCAAGCGCACCTTGAATGGGTGTGAGTTATCAATGTAATCGGGGAAGGTAATCGTTCCCTGCAACACTTGATTGATAGTCCAAACGCCTCCCGATAAAGTAGCATCACCGACGCGTTGAGCCTGAGCCGTGTAAGCGCCCCCTGGGGCAATATTATCGGGGAGCGATACTGGACAGCCCGGAGTATAGTCACCCTCTGGTCCTACCCACAGGATGAACTCGCTTGTTCCGTCAGTGGTAATTCTGAATAGAAACACCGCCGTAGGACTCTCTGGGTCTTCGATGCCTCCGCCCACTGGATCACATCGAGCGTCAATCTCGTCAATCCATTCGGCGTTGATGCAGGTACTGGTCCCAATCGGGGCCGTCATAACTGCGCCAGGGACAACCGTCAAAAACCACTCTGGTGGATCAGCCGGTGTAGGCGCTAGATTAGTGACATCTATTTGGAACTGAATCGGGCGGAGCGGGTCGGGGGGCGGAGTCGTCACATCGCAGTAATCAACCCACGGCTGGTCTACATTGATGGTGAAAGATTTGCCATTCGAGTTAAACCCGTGGCCCGTGCCTTGTTGGATGCCACTCATGCGCCAGGAGAAACGTCTTTGTAGACAGCCGGGTGCCAGCCTTCGCGAGAAAACTTAACCTCGAAACTGACTTTGTAGACATCAGCTGCGAAGACTTCAACGGAGGCCTGAGACAGGAGAAGTTGCGAGCCTCTTTCGCCCGAGAATTCTGAGCCCATGTAGTCAGGGACAAGTTGCGGAAGATTGCCGGCCCAGTCAGGGGTAGACGAAGACCAGCCCATTTTGTCGACGAAGGTAGACACTAAGGCGGGGTTGGTCGTGTAGACGATTCCCGTGAAGTTAGCCGTAGGGGTTAGGTAGTTCGTCTTACCGTAGAATGCCGTGAACTCTGGATCTACAAAACCGATAAAACGGCCACCCGTAGCAGTTTCAAAAGCGGCGCCGTTATTCGTCAGGTGACATGGCACTGGGTAAGGTCCAGAGCCGTCCGATTTTAACTGTTTAACGACAGGCCCAATGCCCGGCATAGTATCAGGCGTGAATCCTGTCCCAGAGATGACTTCACTGTAATCGGCGGCGTGCGTGAAGAAGTTCTCGTGGGTCGTGATGTTATCCGAAGATAATGAGGAGGCAGAGAAGAGCTGCGGTATGGTCTCGGTTTCTCCACCCCAGATGCCCACATAGTCAATCGTCACCGTGGAGATGTTCGAACGGTCATATTTCGATGAAGACTTGTGAGCCTTCATGAATGAAAATGCTGCATCTGGTAGCGCTTGGCCGACGACTAGCGGGGTGGCCTTATCGACGGAGCCGTTAACCTTGAAGACACAGGTGGCCGTGGCTAGGCCATAGGAATCGATGTTAACCGTCCAGCCAGGTTGTAGGACGTAATCCGTTAATGGGTCTCCTTGATTTTTATAGGACATTTTAAGGTAGGGTTAAAATTGGTTAGTCGGAGAGGTCGCCGTGATAGGTGCCGCCCTTGGTAAAATCGCCGGAGTTACTGGAAGGCACGCCAGCCGCGATCTGTTCAAGGATACGGTTAGCTTCGAGCTGGGCCTCTAGTTGTTTGGACATGGCCTCGATGACCGGGTTAGCGCCTACCCCGATGACATTGGAGAAGCCTTCGGGAGACTTGAAGGCCTGAGAGGCGGCTGAGGCGGTCTTGTCGCCAATCTTGCCGAGTTCAGATGCGGCGGTGCGTCCCGCTTCATTGCTCTTTCCTTCGGCTTCGGCCTTGGCCTTCTCGGCGTCCATTCTGGCCTGTTGATCAGCGAAGATAGCGGCTTGAACTTCTGGGAAGTTGGCAAGCAAAGCGTTTGATAGTGGCGTAGAAGTTCCACCAGCACCACCGGCCCCAGCAGTAAATATGTCATTTTGTATTCGTGCTTTATTAACGGCGGCCTGAACGGATGGCGATAGGTTACCTTTATCTAAAGCAAATTGTGCGGCCTGTTGCTCCATCAATCGGGCTTTTTCACGGGCCGCTTCATCGCCTTCCTTAGTTTGCTTTTCTTTTAGGATTTTAGCCACCGGGTCGGTGATTGGTTTGGAAGACGAAAGAGCTTCCTGCACGGCCTTCCAGCGCTCAAGGATTTGCACGAGTTTCTCGGCGTCCGAGCCATAGGCTGAAGTAGCAATACGCATTTTCTCAATGGGGTCCGTAGTCGAACTGACGGCGGCGGCTACGCGAGAGAGGACTTCCTCCTCTTTGATATTTCCGGCGATGATGTCATCCTTGGCGAATCCAAGGGCCTTGAGGATTTGGAAATACTTAGAGTGCTCGTCCTTCGCACCAATAATAATTTGACGAGACTTTTTGAAAGCGTTATTAATCTCCTCCTGGGAGAAGCCTACAGCCTCGGCGGCCTGTTTCATGCGCTGATACATCTCGATGGTCACGCCAGCCTCGCGGGCGTTCTTCTCCAAAGAGCCTCCAAAGTCCACGGCGTCCTTGATACGGGCCGCGGCCTCTTCGAACTTATTCATTACAAAGCCGACAGCCGCTCCGGCGACAGCCAGGGGACCGAACATATGGAACAGGGACTTTCCGATCTGATTACCGACATGGCTCAATTTATATTTGAATTTCTCCACGGCCATATCGATGGTCCCGAGAGATTTCTTTGTCTGGTTAGCGACCTGCTCCGCGTTGGTCGTGCCCTTGACGCTGTATGCTAGTGTTCTTTCGGCCATGTTATTCGCTTTCCTTTGCCTTGGCGGCATCCTCGGCGGCTCGTGTTTCTTCCATGAACTTCTCCTCCTCGGAGGTTAGGATGCTGATGTCAGAGCCTTTCAGGACGGCGAAAGCCGTATTCATCCAGATAGCCTGACGCTCCGGCATCTCCCATGCCCTTTGCTCCTCGATGCCGTTGGCGATAAGATTCGCCACAATCGAAAGCACCCAAGGAATGCCCGCCCCGCTGGCCTTTGCTTTGGTAGTTTGCTCCCAGAACTTGGGCCAGTCATCCATGCCGACGAGGCCTTGGAAGGTCTGCACAGCGTCCGTAAATAGTGCCCTGTCCCGACCCATCCGCCACGCCCAAAGACGGTCACGCCAGGAGAAGTCTCCGATCATATCTTCGGAACACAGCTGCGCCGCGATGATTAGGTCCACGGGCTTGACGGGCTCACCATCGGTCACAAGGGGCGAACCCAATGCCATCAGACCTAGACGGTGCTTTAGGCAAAAGGGATAAACGGACCGACCCAAGTATTTGACTCGGGCCGGAACGGTAAAACTGTTGACGAAACGTGTATCCATCGGGGGTCATTGTCACCCCTGTTGGCCGTTGGTCAATTAGGCAGGAGTGATGGACTCGAAACCTTCGACGCTGACGCTAACTTTAACGAACTCTTTGTTGCCGCCCTTTTCTTCGACCTTCGTGACGTAGCCAACATAAGAGGTCGAGGCGCTACCATCAGGGTAGGCGCTCGAAGCGGCCACGGTGAAAGAGAGGCTAACGCCTAGGATGGGAACCGTGCCAGTTTTGCAGATGCCTTCGATGGATAACTCTGACTTGCGGTCATCCATGCGGGCCGTCTTCGTCAGGCCAGCTTCGTCCTGCACGTAGTCCATGTTATTAAACGAGGACGAGACAGTGTAGGACTGCACGTAAAGGTTGGTAACAGTTCCAGCGACGCCATAGAGGCAGATCGTTCCTTGGTTGATAGCGGCCATTTGATTTTGCGGGGTCTGGCAACCTTACGCGGGCAGTACCGCTAGGATGTGATAACTGAATGAGGTCGCCCATGAACGCTCCTGAACGCCTTCGTCTTCGCTCCCGAGAGTAATGTCATACATCGACGCGTCTTCCGAGGCCGTGAACACAGCCTGCAGGGCTGTACGGTTGGACATTAGACCGTCAATGGTCGCACAGCGGGAACGGTGATCTGCGAGGGTCGTATCGTCGGCATTTGAGAAGACCGATAGACGCACCGAGCAGAGATAATTGCCAAGGCCTTCGGGGAGGTCGCCAGGGGCTCTGGCCGAGTCGCACAGGGCGATGACCTTTGGGAGCACATTTTCATCAAGGGAGTCTCCGGTATAGATAGCGACACCAGCCAGCCCGGCCTCAGCTGAAAGGTAGGTTTGCAGACAGGCCTCGACGATGTGGCGGATACTCTTGGTTCCCATAAAGTTGCTCAGGCTGGCAATCAGCCCCCATTGAACTTGCGGATATTGGCGATGGCTTCATTTCGCAGATGGGCCTCCATGCGCACGATGGCTTGATTGTAAACGATGCCAGGGACGCCGAACTTCGTAGCCATATTGTCGTTGTCGCCGTTCATGTTTGCGATTGTCATATCCGTGCCGTCTTTCGTGGTGGTTTTGGTGAACGAGGACGGTGAGCCAGGAAAGCGTTTGACGTAGCCGGACACGGTCTTGCTGGCAAGCGATGGGTTTCCTTTTTTGTTTTTTGAGAGGGGGAGTGCCATCAGCAGATTCCACCAGCCCGACTTCATCCGTCCGACCTGCAGCTGACGCTCTTTGATGTAGGCATTTAAGACGCTTACGCTTTCCACGAGATACTTGCCTCGAGAATCCCCAGTGCCGCGTGATAGTCTTGTTTTACCGTTACTTTGGCGTTTTGCAGCATCATGAACTTCCCGTAAATTGGTTGTCACTATTGGTCCGTATTCAGTGGCCTTGACGTTTGTCTGGTTAAAGTAATTGCAGGCTTTCTTATAAGCTCGGATGGAGTCACCGTCTTGGACGATTTTATTGCCGACCGCGACCTCGAGCTGCAGGCCGACCTGCTTGGCCTCGTCGTGGGCTTTGATGAATGAACCCATGTCCCGCATTTTTGCCGAGGACTGCATCCGCATCAGCAACATGGCTGCGGGGGCGCGCTTGCGATCGTTGGCCGCTACAAATAGGGAATTGATGTCGCGAGCCACAGCGCGGGCTCCGGTCAATTCGGCCTGCTTTGTTTCACCACCCCCGCCACCTGGAGCCAGGGGAGGGGTGAAGCGCATCGAGTCGAGGCACATATAGGCGGCCACGCTGATAGCCACAGATTCGACCGTCTGGCCTATGTCTGTGGCGAACTCGTCAAGAGCCTTAAACAACTGCTCCTTGGAAGCGGTGCCAAGGGGCATGGCCTTACTGGGTGTCCTCGATGACCGAGAGGGTAATCCACGCAGACTCTGGTTTATGGGTCCGCGAGGAGATGCGAAGATTGCGGCCCCCGACCACGACTTTCTTACCAATAGCAAAAGCGGCGACGGGGGAAGTGCCCGACAGGGTGGCACCTGATGCCCCAATAGACCCATCTGGGAGGCTCCAAGAGGCCGTTACGGCGGGGAGCCTTACCGTGTGCATGGTCTGGGTGTTGAACCCCCCTGCTTCGAGGACTTGATTCATCACCGGGTCGGAGAGCATGGCCTTGAAGGTCAAAGACGAATCATAGGTTCGCCCGTCGATACCGAGGTCGGCCACAATGTCCTTAGCATCCTGTAGGAACTCCGAGTATAAACTCATACCCTTGCGGACTTAGGCAAAAAAAAGACCCCCATTGCTGGGGGCCTGTTTTGGACCGTCAGTCAGCCGATTAGGCGGACTTGAGGCGGACGAGGCTGGTGGCGCGACCGACAGCGGCACCGAAGAGCAGCGTGGCGGTGACGTTGTAGTAGCCGCTCTGTTCCTGACCCATAAGGATCTGGATGGAGAGGCCGCTCTGGTCGTCGGTAGCGACGGCCATATCGAAGCCAGGGATTTCGCTGTAAGGCAGACCCGAAGCCACGGCGATAGCGTCAGCACCCGCGGCGAAGCCGACGAGGTTTTCGCTGTTACCA